ACGTTCACGAGACATTAACGCTTCGCCGAGCGCTCGCAGCTTCCAGCGTGGCGAAGCTCGAACGCATGAAGAAATGCGCGACCGATGACGGGCGCGTGCGCTACACGATGCAGTATCACGGCGCTCGAACGGGACGTTGGGCGGGCCGGCTGATCCAGATACAGAATTACCCTCGCGGCGAGCTTCAAGAGCGCCAGGGGCTCACACCGGAAATTCTTGCCGACGCAATTCTGACGCGCGACATTGAACACGTGCGGGAAATGTGGGGGCCGGATATTTTCAGCGCCGTGATCTCGTCGCTGCGTTCGTGCATTGTCGCACCGAAGGGCAAGATACTCGTCGCTGGCGACTTTGCTTCGGTGGAAGCGCGCAACTTGCTTTCGATGGCCGGGCAGCATGATCGCGTGGCGCAAATGCACGCTGGCGTGGACGTGTATTCCGAAATGGCGTCGATGATCTTCAAGCGCCCGATCAACCGCAAGCTCGCCGAGGATAAAAAGGAAGGACAGATCGGAAAAAACTGCGTACTCGGAAACGGATACGGCCTGGGGCCGGTCGGGTTCCGGGCGCGATTCATTCCCAAAGAAAGCATCGATCTCGCAATGCTTGCAGTGAACAGCTACCGAAGGGATTTCGCACCGCTCGTACCTAAATTTTGGTATGGGCTGTGGCAGGCCAGCGTTGACGCGGTTTGGGATAATCAGTCGCGGACCTACAGTTTCGCCGGCATATCTTTTCGCAAGGAAGGCGACTTTCTGACGATGCTCCTGCCGAGCGGTCGGAAGATTTGGTATCACCGCCCGCGCGCTGTCAAGAGTTATCGCCCCGATGGTGCGGAAGTGCCTGCATGGACGTTCATGAGTTACCAGGGTAAGAAATTCCGCCGGCACGCCGCCTGGCACGGAATGATCACCGCCGACTGCATTCAGGGGCTTTCGCGTGATCTCACAGTACACGCAATCAAGACGTGCGAGCGCGAGAATATGCCGGTGATCTTCAGCGCGCATGACGAAGTGGTTTGTGAGCTTCCCGAGAATAATCCCGACGCCGCCGTTAAGCTGAAGCAGATCATGGAAGACATTCCGGCGTGGGCACGCGAGCGGCGCTTCCTGATCTCGGCGGAAACCGATACAATGGTAAGGTATAAAAAATAGTGTGTAGGGCTGTGGACAACCCCGGCAATTTCAGTGCTTGGGATAGTCAATCCTGCCCTGGAAGAATATCCCCATGAGTATTAGCATGACGGCGGGGATATTAAATGTTCTTGGACACTGGCGCACCTATTCGGTGCTCCAAAGGGCGCTTTCACTCGCCTTTACCGCTAATCGAACGCTTCGCGCAGAAATGTCGCTTCGAGCCGTCAACCGGCTGCGTTGTGTGGATTGGTGGCACGTCTGCGGGCCGAGGCAATACTACGCACTACGGCGTCTTTTGGGACGCCGACGAGAAGCGCCGTTGGTTTGCCCACCGATGGGCTGCAATGCACATTCATAGGCTCGATCTCACGAGCGGGCTCACAGTAGGCCATGTATGCCCACACACACGTGACGGGCACCCTAATTCACTCTGCGTCGAGCACGTGGCGCTGCAAACGCTCGGTTACAACGTCGCCGAGCGGAACACCCGCATTGCGAAGACTATTCGTGCCGAGCAATCGTTGATGCAGCGTCAATTTTGGCTGTTTGTCGAGCGTGGCTTTGAGATCGCCCCGCCTGTCACTGCCGGCCCACGGCCGGACGATATTCCATTTTTCGAGCCGCCGGCGTGGTTCCGGCCCTTCATGCAAGGAGTCGACCGACATGGCGACGAATGCCCGTTCTGACGACAATGAGCACGCCGAACGGATGAAGCTCTCGTGATCATCGCCGGCATCGATCCTGGCAAGGGCGGCGCAATGGTGATCCTCTATCCGGATAACACCTGCATTGTCTTGCGCGTGCCACTCATGACCAAGGGGAAAACGATCCCCATGTGGACGGAGTGGGCAAGCATGTGGGGCGGCGCGCTCGGCTTCGGCGTCGATATGATCGTCATCGAGCAAGTCGGCGCTCGGCCCGGTCAAGGATCCGTGAGCATGTTTAATTTCGGGCGCTCGCTCGGCTTTGTCCACGCCCTCGCGTCGAGCGTTGGCGTCCCGGTGCATTGGGTGACGTCGCCGGTGTGGAAGGGCAAAATGGGGCTGCTGAAGGCGGACAAAAACGCCAGTCGTGAGGAAGCCCGGCGCCTGCTGCCGAAGCTCTCGGCCGAGCTTACACGTGTGAAGGATGACGGCGTGGCCGAGGCCGCGCTACTTGCTCTCTACGGGCGCCGTCACCTGATCGCTTGAAGGGCAGGCCGCTCGATAGGCGGCATTATGCGCAAGCAGCGCGTCGGTCGTCTCGTCGGTGTCGAAACGGTTCCCGACGTCATCGAGCGCCGCGCTAGGTGCCGGGCGCGCGGAGATCGGACTATCGACCAGGCACAAAGCCGATTGGTTGGGGAGCGTAGCGAGCGCAGGAGGCGGCATAGCCGGGCGCGCTGTCGCGCAAGCACTCGTTATACTTAGCGCTGTTAGCGCCAGCGCGAATTTCGTTGCTCGCTGCATGAGCCGCCCCTACTTGATTGAGTGTCGTAGTCTGCCCCGCGCTCACGGCTTGGGCAACCCCGGCGTCGTGCGCCGTGGTGGAAATCGTCGAGATCGTTTTGTCAACGGTGTGCTCGTGCGCTCGCTCGACGGCGAAGATCAAGAGCCCGAATGCGGCGAGGATCAGCACACCGATCAGCCACCGTGGCAAGCCACCGAGTGCCGTTTCTCCGAGCCAAGCAGCAATTCCCGCCATTGGATCACCTTCCGCATTGTGCGAGATCGACGTTGCCAATCCGGCTGTTAAACCATCCGAAAGCGAACGTCTCGAACCGCGAATTTTTCCCGAAAAGGCTCATGTAATATGCGCCCTGCTTAGTGTCGAGCATCTTCAGGAGCACCCGGCACCCGGCGGCGCCACGCTTGGCTCTGAAAGTGTCGTATGCGGCGAGTGTGCCGGGGCCGATCTTCCCGTCTTCAGGCACGTCAGCATAGAGCGTGCCGCGGACATTCAAGTGGTTCAAGCTTTCCTGAAACCACCGTGCCGCACGTTGGGGACCGGCGTTATAGCCGGCGTCGAACACTTTCTGGCCGATGGCCGGGCTGCGTTCGATGATAGGCCGAAACCCCGGCTTGTCGATGTACTGTGCTGTGGCAATCGCGGACGCTTGCACCACCGTGAGATCGTGCATGTCGCCTTGGTAGCCGTTCGCTCGCGCGACCGCTTGAGTAATCCCGTGATTGGTCGCGCCTCCCGGATCGTCCGCGTGCTTCACGTAGCCGCCTTCGAGCCCGAAAGTGGCCGAGAGGATCAGCGCAATAACCGCGGCAAGAGCCGTGCCTTTGCCGGCGACTTTGCGGACGGGTTGGATATCAGCCATTGGCCTCTTTCGGCAAAGATTGCTGTTTCACGTGTACCGCGATTACCGGAGCGATCCACGCGATGATGAAGACAATGACTGTGGCTGTTGCCTGGTAGCGTTGAGGAACCTGCCCGATGAAGCCGAAAAGCTGCCCTGTGTTGCTCGTAAGCTGCGACCACAACAAAGCGTTGCCGGCGGCGAGCCACGTTGACCATTTGCGCCACGCGAGCTTCCAATCGTTAGTAGGCTCCCACTTGAGAAGCCACGCGGCAGTGACGAACAATGCGAGTGCAAGCAGCCCGCAAAAAATAGCGATATTCATAACCGGACCCCCGAACAATTACCTATGCAGCAATCCCCTTAGTGCAAGATACACTGCCATAGCCGATGCTACCACGCCGGTTAGCCAACGCAAGAACCCACCAGCCTTTTTCAACGCCAGCCAAGCCTCGACGACTTCCTTTGTTTGGTCCGCTGCCTTCTTGGCTTCGGATACATCGCTTTTGAGATCGCGAAGCAAGTCTCGAACTTCACTGAATTGCTTGCTTCCATCCTCGAAGGCCTCTCGGATTTCTTCACTTGTCATAGGTTCTTTCCTCATGAGCTTAACGCTTGCACGTAGCTTTGAGTTTCCTGCGGTAGATGATCAATCCAGTTGCCCGATCCTTGTGCTGCGGCGAGCGCTTTATCGACGTTGCCGGGACCGGCATTGTAAGCGGCGAGCGCATGGGGCACGCTGCCACCATAGCGATGCAGCATTTTCGCGAGATAGGCAGTGCCAAGCAGCGCGTTGTACGCTCCGTCCGTCTGATACGCCTTGGGATCCCACGGCACACCCGCCGCTGCCGCCGCTTCCGGGGCAGTCGAAGGCATAACTTGCATGGTTCCAACAGCGCCCTTGCTGGACGTGATCGGCGTTCCATCCGGGTTCGTCTGCTTGCCGCCGCTTTCCTGACGCTGCACACGCGCCGCGAGATTGACGAAAGCGGGATCCTCGTTGTTGAGCATATCCTGAAGCTGCGCCTGATAGCCGGTAGGATTAGGTGGCGTTCCTTGCGGCGTCGGTACGGTATCAGGCGCCGCGGGTGCGTCGGCCGGGGGCGGACCTTCAGCCGGAAGCGGGCTCGGCGGCGGCGTGCGCTCGGCACCGGCATCACCAGCGAGATTTCCACTTACCAGGCTCGCAAGCAATCCGCGCCCGTCCGCAGACGTATTGAGCAGATTGATCGCTTTGTTCGTCAAGGTTGGATCCTGCGAAAACAGCATTTGTGTAAGCGCCGTGGCTTTGGCTTTCGGAAGCCACGTCGCCTGCAAAATACGTTGTGCCCAATGCGCTCGTGTGGCGGCGAAAGAATGCGGATTGAGCGCCAGCAAGCCCTTCGCGAGATCGTCGGGTTCAATCGCCGTGCCGTCGCCGCTCTGTGCGCTGGCAAGTGCCGAAGTGAGCGCATCGGCGCTCTTGGCTTGGGCAGTCGCCGCAGTCTGGATCGTGTCGGCGGCCTTCTGTCCGAGATTAGGGCCAAGCGCGGGATTGCCGTTGCGTCCGAGATCGACAACCGACGCGACCGCTTTTGGCGCCGGGAGATCGTTAGGGCCGGCCGCCCCGAGATCGCTTACCAGGCGGTTCGTCTGTCCAAGCTGACGCCCGGCCACACCTTCGTTGGTATCGTAGGCGTTCTGCACGTTTTGCGCCTTGCCGCCGTTTGTGGCGACCTGGATTTCATCGCGCAAACGCTGCATCCAGCCTTCGCTCATGCCTTCAGCCGTGCGCGAGTGAGCCGCGTAGGCATCGCGCATTTGCTGTGTAGCTGTGGCGGCTTCGGGAACATTTGTGCCGATCACGTCCATAAGGTGCGAGGCCGCACGATCCGCTGCGCGCCCTTCGATCCCGCCTTGGGCTGCATCGCTGCGCAAATCGGAAACCATGTCGGTAATATCGCGCACCGAAATTCCGTTGCTATCACGAGACGGAAGGCCTCCCGCTACCGAGCGAATCGCACGGGAGACTTCGGGATCGGTTTCGACTTGCTGAAGCGATCCCGAGCCCTGATCGATATAATGCATCGGAATGAGATCATGGAAATCATCGACTACTTTGGAATTATCGTGAGGCGCCATAATGCGGCGGCTTTCCTCACGGCGCAGCGCAAGCATGTCGGTCGGGCTCTGCGAGGCACGCACGGCCAGCGCAGCGTCACCGGGAACAGTCGTGCCGCCGTTGGCATCCGCCAGGCTTTGCACCATCTGGCGCTGCGTCAAT